GAGTGCTCGGGAGGCGAAAGAACAGTGACCCGTCTGAAAGGGCAATAAATTTCTTGGCGCCGGTCATGGCCTGGAAGCGCCGGCCGCCGAGCTGCTGAAGGATGATCTGTGCGGTATTCATACGCGTCCCTCCACGTAGGTTTCAAAGACAAATTTTTCGTGCTCGTCGGTCCAGGTGTAGCCATAATCTTCCAGGTATTCCCTGGCGGTGGTCATGATCCCCAGGTCGAAAGCCAGGGCGGTGTTCACGGCGCGGTCGATGATCGCTTGTTCTGGGACGGTCATGGTCTGTCTCCTGTGACGAAGAACCCGGCGGGGGTGGCGATGATGGTTTTCATGCCCGTGGACAGGGCCAAAACGATAGCGTGGCAGATGTCCATGACGAGGGCGCCATGCAGCTGGGGGACTTTGGGTGATGTGATGATCTTCATGGTCATCCCCTCCAGGCCATGGCGCGCAGGGCGCCAATGATGATCAGGGTTGCCGGGGCTGCCAGGGCCGCGGCCTTGACCATGAACAGGGCAAATTGTAGCTGGGTGGTATCCATGTGCTCGCTCCTTTGAGTAGTGGATCACGCCCTCCGGAGTTGCAGCCTCGCGGGGGGCATCTTTTTTCAGGGTTACTTTTTTCGCCGTCGTTTCAGCTTGAGCTGGGCCAGCTCGAATTTGGGGGCGGGCATGTTGCGCTTGCCCGCCTCCCAGTCCTCTACGGTCCTCCGGGCGGCGCCCACGAGCTCGCCGAACTGGGCCTGGGTCAGGCCGTGGGCCGTGCGCAGCTCGCGGATCTCGGCCGGGGTCGGGTTGTCCATCTTCTCCCTCCTGTTCTGGTTGGTTGCTGGCCTGCCTCATCAGCGCCGGGTGGCCATTCCCGGCGGACGCCCCGGGGCGGGGCGTTTCGGCTAGTTGTTGTCGTAGCGGTCCATATACTCGGGGTAGTCGTCTGCCAGATTAGCGGCCTTTTCGCAGAAATAACTGGATCCAACCTGATTCAGCTCGTAGCTAAGCATGTTGCGAAGGGCCTGCTCGTATTCGTTTACAAATTCTTCGTAGCTCATGTCGTCATCCTCCCGGTGTGCGTTCGGCTAGTTGCTCTCGACCGAGGTCAGTGTGTCGTCTCCATCATCTGCCAGGGCGCCGATGAAGCTCATGACGATGTGGGCCGGGCCGGAGATGCTCTTGCCGTCCCAAGCGAGTTGGAGGCGGTCCAGCTGCTGGGCCGTGTACTCGTCGTCTGCCCGCTTGCCGATCGTGGCGTGGAATTCGCGGGCCAGGGCGTCTACTGGGCGAGAAAAGCGTGCGGTGAGTTGATTGGACATGATGTGGCTCCTTTCCCGGTTGCAGCCGGGGTTGATGGTTTCGGTTTGCCGGGCTCCGCGATGTTTCGCGAGGCCGGGAAAACAGACCAGGGGCAGCATCTCCGCTTGCTCGTTTTCCCTTTGCGCCGATCCGGTCCGGCCTTTCGCCGTCCTTCTTCTCGGTGCTGCCCTCCCTGCGGGGCTTGTCCCTGGCAAGTCCCTTGTAGTCCACGCAATGCGTGGACGTCAAGGTGAATTTGAAAAAAAATGAAAGAAATTTTTGCGTTTATATTTTATGTGGTTGGCTTCATTTTTGGCCAAAAACAGGAGGACCTGACAGTATGCGATCAAGAGCGTTTGGTTTGTTCTCTGGCGGGGAGCCGGTCGGCGGGCCCCTGGGAGCCACGTATGCCGACATAGCGATGGAAACGGGCCTGTCCCTGGTTGAGGTCGCTCAGGTCGTTCAGGGCCTCGTTGCTCGCCGCGTCCTCTACGAATCTGGAGGCTTGGTTCTGCCGAATCCAAATGTAGCCGAATGGCTGCCTGGAGGGGCTCATGGCGAATCCACAGTGTGAACACGGGTACACGCGTCTGGCGAATGAGTTGTTCGACGTTGGCATGAAGGAGCTAGGCCACGTCGAGTGGAAGGTATTTTGCGGAGTCGTCAGGATGACCTACGGGTACAACCGAAAAGAGGCGGACGTCTCGGTCGCGCTGCTTTCGGGAATGTGCAAGATGTCGATCAGACAGGTTAAAGAGGCGCTGTCCCGCTTGGTTGCTCGTCGCGTCCTCTACGTGCGGAGGAACGGGCCAAAGCCCATGACCATCAGCATCGAGAAGGATTACGATCTATGGGAAAAAAGAGGTGCGGAAAGTCGCACTTCAATGAAAAGAGGTGCGGAAAGTCGCACCTCTAGAGGTGCGGAAAGTCGCACCTCTAGGGCCTCGTATCATATAGATGAAAGACAAAAGAAAAAGACAGTACCGAGAACTCCATCTGAGGAGGCCCTGAAGGTGGCCCGGGGATACCATGCGCGGATCCGGGCGTTGTACCCGACTCTGACCAAGACAATGAACGAGAGGACGGACGTCGAAGGCGCCCAGGTGCTGGATGATCTGGTCCGGATCGACGGCCATGACTGGGAGGAGGTGAAGCGCACATTGAGGTGGGCCCTGACGGATGCCTTCTGGTCGAAGAATCTCCGGTCCCTGGCCGGAGCCAGAAAGAAAGTGTCTGGATCCGGAGGTGCCACGAAATTCGAAAACTGCATGGCCAAGATGCTGGAAACCACGGAGTTGGTCCGAGGCGCAATGGCTCGACCGGCTCCGGTGACCAGGACGTGGGCAGACGGCGAGAAGCGGTCGGTGCCGAACTGCCTGGGGTTCAAAGACAGTACGAACGGGCAAGATGAAGGCAAGTTAGCCCGGGAGGTTGGCAAGGCCGGGTAGAATAGAGGTCAAGGTGGGTCGAAATGGGCAAGGAATGGGCCGGAAGCCGGGGCAAGGTTTCCGGCCCTGGTGCGTTCGGCGGGGCTCCGGCAGGGATCGTTGCCGCCGGCTTCGGTGCTCACCGGCCTGGACGTTCGAGATGCACGAAAAAGACGTCCGTCTAAATCGGTGACGCGAGTGTCGTCAAAACGATTGCCACAAACGGGCGATAGCGTACGATTAGGGCACAAGTTGAACGTCTAGACCGAATCGGGGGGAGAGAATGGGCAAAATCGTGGCGTATCTCAGAGTGTCGACGGACGCCCAGGACATGCAGGCGCAGCGCCTGGAGATCCTGGACCGGGTGAATCGGGAGGGCCTGCAGGTCAATGACTGGGTGTCCTTTGAGATCAGTTCCCGGCGCTCACTGGACGAGCGAGGGATTACCGGCCTGCTGGACAGGCTGGACCCGGGGGATCTGCTGATCGTGGCCGAGCTGTCCAGGCTCGGGCGCTCCCTGGGTCAGGTCATCGAAATCGTGAACCGGCTGATTCAGGGGAAGGTGCGGCTGTGGTCCCTGAAGGACGGGATCCGCCTGGACGGGTCCGGACAGATGGACATTGCGACCAAGACGATGGTGGCCATGTTCGGCCTGATGGCCGAGATCGAGCGCGATCTGATCAGTCAGAGGACCAAGGCCGGGTTGGCCGCGGCCCGGGCCAAGGGCAAGGTGCTCGGCGGTCGTCCTGGGCCCAGGCCTTCGAAGCTGGACCAGCACCGCGAGGCGATCGAGGGGTATCTGGCCAAGGGGGTGAGTCAGGCGAGCATTGCCAAGATCGTGGGCGTGGCGCCGAGCACGTTGCAGGGCTGGTTGGTGTCGCGTGGCCTGCGATGATGGAGGGGGCGGGGGTGGGGTACCCCTGTCGTCTCGGAAGGTCGTGCGCGAAGCGAAGTCTAATCAGGTGGCTCTCGAAAACGCCGGTAAATTTTCTCGAAAACATTCCGGGTTTTCTCGGGTGTTGGCTGTTCGTCAGGTTCATTGTGTGTTATGCGGTCGGGGTTTGGATGGGTAGAGCGCCGCGAAGAAAAGCAGGAGGTAGAGTCATGGAGCCGAATCAGAAAGCTGCAGAGATCCTGCGCTTGATGTCGGAGGAGGGCTTGTCGCAGCGAGACGCGGGCGCCAGGCTGGGTTTGAGCGAGTCAAGCACCTCCAAGTGCTTGAAGCGGTTTCGGACGCGCACGGCCAAGGCTATGGCCTTGTCGGCGCCGGTCGGGGAGATGATCCGCAAGCAGCTCGATGAGGCCGGCGTGGTTGTCCAGCTCGCCGAGGACGCGCAGGGCCTGATCGACCTGATCAAGTCGGTTCTCCAGACGGAGGGGACTGAGCACTACGAGCTCAAGAGCAAGTTGCGGCGAGTCTGCAACGGTAGCCCGGACAAGTTTTTGGTGTCGCTCATGGCGGAGACGCGCAAGCAGGTGGAACTCCATTTTTCCATGCGGGAGAAATACTGCAATATGGAGCGCGTGGCCGAGTTTCAGCGTGTGGTGATGGAAGAGATTCAGCGCGAGAACCCGGAAACGGCACAGAGGATCGTCGCGCGCTTGGTGCAGACGCGGACGTTGCGGGATTCAATCGACATGGGCTTGCCGCAAGCTGCGGCCGGAGGGAAGTGATGAGCGATATTGCAAAGTGTCCTGTGTGCGGGAAGGAGCCGGAGGTTCGAAAACTCATCATATGTGGGACAAAAGTTGTTCGATGTGTCCAGTGCGTGACGGAAATGCCGCCGGAGATCTGGAAAAAATACGCCGCCGCGATGGAGTTAGCGAGCAAACTGAAAGAACTCAGTCAGTGCGACATCAATACGCAACACTACCACATTGAGAAACAAGTTGAGGCCGCTGAACGGCGCGCCTTGGAGGTGTTTAAATGAAGTTTCCACTGATCCTCGATTATGAGGTGTACGACGAGGACGGCCCGTGCGCTCCGTATTTTACGGGGAAGATAACCGACGCAGATGGCCGAGTTATGTGCAACGCCGAAAATGAGGAGCTAGCCGCAGAACTTGTTGACCATGTCGCCGCCCTACTCGCCCGTCACAACGCGCTGCGCGAGGAGGGCAGCATGAGTGAGAAATGGATGCCAGGACCATGGGAAATTGACGAAGAAAACACGTGTCTGTCTGTCCGCGTGTCTGGGAATATTAAGCCAGGTGCCAGGTGGCGAGTTGCAACAGTCGGTTCTGTGGGAAGAAGCAAATCTGATGAGCAGAACATGGCAACAGCCCACCTCATAGCCGCCGCGCCGGACCTCTACAAATCCCTTGAGCGCATTTATGGCAAGCTGCTGATGTCTGACCGTGACGGAGATGCCCGCATAACCGAGGAAGACGGCGCAATGGCCGAATCTGCACTGAAGAAAGCGAGGGGTGAAGAATGAAATCCGTACCACAGGCCGACGCCAAGTCTGCTAGCATGGGCTGGTTTTTTGACCCTGGGTTCATCCAAAACGTCCAGCGCGTAGCCGCCGACGTAGAGGACCCATCAATGGAGTCGATTGACTCCGTGCTCTTCGCCCTGCGCGAAATGGGCTACATCAGAACAGCCGAAACGTGCGAGCATGGATTCTCGGTTGACGAATGCGTGGAGGGGATGTGCGAGTTGCAGACCGAAAATGCCATCCTCCGCGCCCGCGTGGCGAGGCTGGAGGAGGCGATACAGAACGCCATCGACTATGCGAATGGTCGAGAAGCCGAATGGGGTAGCAGGGCAGAAGACGCATTTGCTTTTCTGTATCGCGCACTGGAGGAGAAATGAGCAGACCTGACTATATACCAAAGGGATTTTTCGTCTTTTACACGCAAGAGCATTCAGTATGCTTAAATGTAAACAGAATTGAAAGCATATCAAAAGGACTGACGGGAAGCCCGGTAGTAGTCCGAACAATAAATGGAGACAGCTTTCATCTGCAATATTCATTTGATGACTTCCTAAAACTAATCGCTGAGGCACTGGAGGAGAAATGAGCGAACAACCGAAATGCACTCTGCGCGACGCCGAACTACTCGCCGACGTGGAGAAGTGGGTATCAAAACTGTGCGACCCCGGCGGCATGGCATGGACATTGAGCGTGCCCGTCAATTTCAACCGCGACCCGGACATGCTGATTACAGAGTTGCATAAGCGCTACGCAGCACTCCTCGCCCGCCACAACGCGCTGGTGGAGGCGGTGGCGTGGGAGAGGGAGTTTGACGAGGTGCTTGTGTGGCTCGTTCGGACCGGCCGATACCCAAGGGACATGGCCAGTAGATACGATCTGGCCAACGAGCGAGACTGCGCCCGCGCCGAGGTGGACCGTCTGATGGGAGAAGGAGGGCAAGATGGATAATCCATGGAAAATCGTTGATTTGCGTCACCAAAAGAACGGCAAGATCAAAATTATGTCCGGCTGCGTTGACATCGCAAATGTTCTGATTCGTGATGTAGACGACCCAATGCGCAACGCGCAGATCATTGCGGAAGCCCCGTTGCTCCGTGCTCGCATTGATCGGCTAGAGAAATTGGTACAGCGCCTGCTCGACGAAGATCCGAATGAGCAGATTGCCGAAAGTGGCGTCACTGTTTTGTGCGCCTGGCGAAACGATGCCCGTCGCGCACTGGAGGAGAAATGAGCGTGATTGCGAAGTGCCCGATATGCGGGAAGAGCGCGACAGAAATGCTTTTTGGTGCTGGCTGGGCGCAAACTGGATTTTCGTGCTGTGGATTCAGTGCATGCACTATCGAAAAGTGGAACCAGTACGCCGCGGCGATGGAGCACGCCAGGGCAACTATTGAGCTCGAAAACGCCATGAAGCCACTGAATGACGGGAAACGTCCCATGGTCAAGGCGTTTCCGAGAATCAAGGCTGCAATGGAGAGGGTGCAAGAGTGCGAGAGCCGCGTGCTGGAGGTGTTTAAGTGAAGCCGCAGGGTGATCTTTTCGCGTCCTTCGTGGACCAGTTGGCGACGACCGTGAAGGTTCAGGAGGTGCCGCCAGGGAATGTCGGGGAGTGGGCGGCGGGGACGTATCCTGGTGGGCAGGCGATCGTGCTGGATCGCGGGCCGTTCACGTTCGACCGGCACGAATACCTGGTCGAGCCGTACGCCGATGATCATCCCTGTCAGGTCGAGCGCAAGAGCACGCAGCGAGGCAACTCGACGCGGGCCATGCTGCGCATGTTCCATGCTGCACGCTATCTGTCCATGGTCGGTATCCTGTACCTATTCCCGTCCAAGACAGGCATCGGCGACTTCTCGCGTTCGCGTATCGCGCCCCTGGTGGAGCGCAATCCGGAGGTGATAGGGCGATACCTGAAAGACACGGACAGTGTGGGCCTGAAGCGGTTCAACGGCGTGAACCTGCTTTTCCGGGGCACGAAATCCGAGGAGGGCCTGCGGTCTGACCCGGCCGACTTCGTGATCTACGACGAATTCGACCTCATGGCCGAGGGTGTCGAAGGCGCGGCCCAGGGCCGCATGGAACACTCGGACTTCAAGTGGCAGCATTATCTTTCGAACCCGACGATTCCTGACTACGGCATCGACCGGAAGTTTCAGCAGACGGACCAGCGGTTCTGGATGCTCAGATGCCCGTCCTGCGGTGGCTGGACCTGTATGGAGGACTATTTCAATCCGTCCATTGGCGTCGATCAGGAGATCATCGTCGAGCTGCGGGGCGAGATCGTGCGGCTGTGCCAGCATTGCCGGGATGCTGCGCTGGATCCAGCGCAAGGTCAGTGGGTGGCGAAGTATCCTGGCATCACGGACATGCGCGGCTATGCCTACTCGAACCTGTGGAGTCTGTTCCGCACGCCGGCCAGCATCCTGGAGGCCCTGCACAAGCTGACGACGCGCACGGCGCCGCCGTTCTGGAATTACGTGATCGGCTCGTCCTTCATCGAGTCTGACGCCAGGTTGTCCAAAGAGCAGGTCCTGGCGCTGTGCGCAGGGCACAGGATCGCGCAGCAGGACCGTGGGCCGTGCTGGATGGGCGTGGACCAGGGGGCCAGATACCTGCACGTTGTCGTGGGTAAGAGCTGGCCTGACCGGATCGTGTACCTTGGCGTGCTGCGCGAGTGGGAGGAGTTGCCGAAGCTGGCCCGGGCGCTCGGGGTGCATTGCGGTGTCATCGACGGCATGCCCGAGACGCGAGCGGCCAAGAGGGTGGCGGAGAGCGAGGAGCTGGCGGGAAAGGCGTTCCTGAACTGGTACAACACGGGCAAGGTGACGGCCTGGGACGAGAAAAACATGAAGGTCGGAAGCCCGCGGACGGAAACCATGGATGATTCCCACGACGCGCTGAAAGAAGGCACAGTGGCCCTGCCAGCGGACTGTGAGGCGGTGCGCGAGTTCGCAGATCAGTGTCATAACGTGGCCAGTACCTGGGAAGAGGATGACGAGGGGAACCGGACAAAGGTCTGGAAGCGCCTGGGCGCAGACCATTACCGGCATGCGTTCAACTATGCCTGGATGGCTAGGAACCGGCTTATGGGTAGCGGCTTTGGCGATTGTGATTTGAGCTAGGAGGCGACAAATGATCGTGCATGACAGAAGTCAGATGGTGGACGCCTATTTTTTCGAGCGCCCAGGGCGCCCGCGGATCCAGGTGCGCAGGTTCTCGGGAGGTATCGGCTGGCCCTCCAAGGGCAGGCCTGGCTTCTTGATAGCCATGGCAGAGGCCGCTCGGCCCAACGAGGAATTTCGGGACGTGCATGATGTGTACGTGCTGAAAGAATGGGCGTCGTGGCAGGGAGAGAGCTTTCTTTCCGTGCGGGCCATGTTCGAGGCCATGGCCGCGGTGCAGGGGAAGTGCATGGTCGGCGAGTGGGTTGCCGCGCCGCGGCCAGAATTTGGCAATGACCTGCGCGAATTCAACCGGCGGCGCTATGCGCTGCGCCTGCCGCGCGTGAAGATCCGGGATCTGCGCGGACTTTACACGCCGGAATGGCTGGCCATGCGCGTGCATCAGCGCACGAGCGGGCAAAAAACGATGTTCTTCGGCAGTGCGGAGCGGACCAGGGCTGCCCTGTCTTCCCTTGGGCGCGACCTGTCCGATCTCGATTGGACCGTGTCTCCGGAGGTTTCCGCGCTCCTCACGGCCTTGTCTGCCATCGACGGGTATCCGTTCAAGGCCGGGTCTGGCCGGGAATCTTGGGTTCCGGCAGACAGCAGGGCGGGATATTGATTGCCATGGGCGGCATGTTGCGTTAAAAAATACGCAAAACAAGGGGTGAAAAATGAAAGTAACAGGTGTGACTCACGAGATCATCAGGCATAATGCGGCAGAGATCGACCGCTTGTTGTGGGAGAATTTGCAGGCGTATTTCGAAATTTCCGGGGCTCCAGGGACTCCCCCCTTGTCTTCTCTTGGGGATCGCTGCAAGTGGGTGATGCGTGGGGACGTCTGCTCGTTTAGCATCGACGGAGTGGAGATTCTGCGAGTGTCGGCAGGCGTCAGTGGTGTGCGGACGCTGTATTCCCTGCTGACAGGAGGTGACCTTGAAGCCGAATCCTGATATTCGCATCAGCGTCAAAAATTCCGCAAAAGAGGCGGTGAAAATCAGGTTGTATGATGCGCGGCACTTTGGTGGGCCGGAGGGCGTCTTCCGGATGAAGGTCGGCCGTGAGTGGGTGCGCACGGACGAGAAGTTCGTTTTCTTCTCTCCGGCCGGAGCCATGGAGTTTGCTGCGCGCTGTGTCGGATTCGTGCCAGATGTGGCGCCCAGGCCGCAGTTTTCAAAGGGGGACAGGGTGCGCGTGACGGTCTTGGACGGAGACGGCGAGCCGGTGTGCGAGAAGTGTTTTGCTACGACTCCGCCGTTTGTCGGCGCCGACGGGCGCTGGCGGATCTTCGTGCTGACCTTCCAGCGAGGTGTTGTCGAGGTCCTGTGCGACGACGTTGGCCCTGTGACCTGACGCTCGTTTTTTTTCGATTTCGCGCCATGCGCCGGTGACTGCAAGTGTCCCGGCGCATTTTTTTTTACCATCCCGGAGCGTCCCTGAGCGTCCCGGAAAAAAGTGAATAAGTATCCCGCCGGCATATTGGGTCGCGAACGTGTTATGGCTGTGGCTACTCACGGTATCAGGCGTGGCGCGATTCGAGAACCGGAGCTGGCCGGGGTGGAACTCTCTCCCCATCCCGGCCTCCCCTCCAAGACCTGGAGATTCAAGATCAGTGACCGACTACGAAGGACATTACGGACCTGACGACCGCCGGAGGATGGTCCTGACGGATCACGATATCGAGGCCATCCGAAAGGTCGCATGTTCATGCCCGCACGGCATGACAGCGGAGGACGTGTTTAAGCTCAGGTCGTTTCTGAGCTGGTGGGACGACATTAAGAGCACGGTTGGCGGATATGTCCTGAAGGGCGGTATCGCATTGATTATCGCAATCGGGATCCTGCTGGCCTGGATCAGCAAGGGCGGAGGTCAGGGATGAACTGGGATCAGTTCATCGACTTCGTGCTCGAACGTGAAGCCCGCGTCGTTCACGAGGACCCTCGGGATCCTGGTGGTCACACGGCCTGGGGCATATCCCGGCGCTATCATCCTGGATGGTCCGGGTGGCATCTCGTAGACCAGGGGATCGTTGACGGTCCTGAATTTGTTGCCGCGGTCCACGATTTTTACTGGCGATTTTTGAAATTTTACTGGCAATCCATGCGGCCCCGGCTGCGCGAAGCCTTCTGCGACGCCCTGGTCAACATGGGTCCCGGCAAGAAGGGTGATCGCGTGCTCGGGGCCGTCGAGCTTTTGCAGCACGCCATGAATCGTTTGGCCGGCTCTGATTATGTCGTCGTGGACGGCGTGTTTGGCCGCCAGACGCGAGCCGCCTTGAAGACGATCGAACCTTCGGCCCTGGCGTACTGCCTGTGTGCCTACAGGCTGTCTGAGTACGGGCAGCGCGCGCGGCACGGGTCGAAGATGCGCTGGGCCCTGGATGGATGGATTAACCGTGTTCGGATTTTGATGGAGGCAATATGAGTGAAATGGAAGTGCAGCCTATTGGCGAAGGCGTGAAGCCATGGTGGACGAGCAAGGGTGTCTGGGGTGGCCTCATCGCCGTGGCAGCCGGAGTGGCCGGTGCTTTCGGGTACGTCGTTTCCCCTGATGATCAGGCCATGATCGTCGATGCGATTGTGGCCCTGGTCGGCATCGGTGGCGGCGCCATGGCCGTGTACGGCCGTATTCGGGCAAGCAAGCAGGTCAAGTAGTGTGGGCTGGTTCGAAGGCTTCTTGGCTGGGGCTGGCGTCTTTCTTCTGGCGCTTGGCCGATGGTGGGAAAAAGAGCAGCGGCGCAAGGCGCTTGAGTCTGCCCAGGCTGATGCTGACCGCATCAGTGCTCGTCCTGCTGACGAGTGGTTGCGGCGCTTCAAGGAACAGCGTGTCGGCTCTTCCCCCGCGGCCAACGCTGGAGAGCCTGATAGCGACCGATGATGGCGGGATATGCATGGACCGCCAGGACGCTGCGGAGCTCCTGCTATATCTGGACCAGCTCGAACGAAGGTAATCGGAGGGGATCATGGGTTTTTCAACGACGGCGCTGAACGCAATGCTCGACTCGATGACGGTCGGGACTGCCAAGCTGCACAACGGAGATCCTGGGGCTGCCGTGCGTCAGCGAGTCAAGGGCGGAGTCCATAACTGCCAGTACAAGATCGTCTGCACGGCGACGAATGGCGTCGACACGTTTGTCCAGGCGGCCCAGCTGCGTGTGAGGTCCGTGTGAATTTTCGGAGTTGTCAACTCCAGCCCCTGCGCCTGTGCGGAGGTGATCCAGTATCTAACCATGTTCGTGGCGTCAGGAAGATGGTCCTTGTTTACAACCAGGCGCAGGGCATTCTTTCGAGGATCCTATGACTGTGAGCGAATTACGGAAGTTCTTGGACCAATGTGATGATGATTCCATTGTTGTCTGCATGGATGAATCCGGAGGCTGGGATAATATCCTATCCGTGGAGTGCGGTCTTGGATCCGTCGTTATTATGTGGGGTGGTGGCAGCGCGTTTTCTGATGAATAAAATTTCTCCCTTCGCAGGGGAAAATACCCGACAGCCGGGGCGCCGGGTAACGCCCCGGCAATTTCCCGGGGGCGAATGAATCACAAGAGGTCGAAGCGACTGGCCGCGAAATGGCGTCAATTCAGTGCTGAACGGCGCAACGCCATGGCTGTCAAAGAGAAGCGAAACTGCGGGCGCACGAGGAGAAAACGATGACGGACGAAAATACGACAACGCGAATCGACGACCTGGGGCGCGAGCTGCGCAAGGAGTTCGACGAGGTTGTCGTTCTGCGCCGGCCCTATGAGCAGGCCTGGGTCGACGCCCTCCGGCAGTACAAGGGTGTCTATCCTCCCGAGGTCATGGCGCGACTGGCAGCTATGGATACGCAGGACGGACAGCGCTCGAAGATCTTTTTGCGCATGACCAAGGTCAAGTGCGATGCCATCCAGGCGCGCCTTATGGACCTGCTGTTCCCTGCCAACGGGTCCCTGAACTGGGGGATCAATCCTACGCCGAATCCGAATGTCCGTGAAGAGGCTGTGCAGGCAGGCCTTGAAGCGTTTGTCGCGTCCGGCGGAGACGTTTCGCAGCTTGATGAAGACGCGTTCCGTCGCGAGATCGCCCAGGAGACGTGCCGAGCCATGGAACGCGCCATGCGCGACCAGCTGGCCGAGACGCCGAAGCGCCAGAGCTATCGCAAGACCTGCGATTCGCTCATTTCCCATGCCGTGCGCTATGGGACAGGCGTGCTGAAGGGGCCTTTGGTCGAGAAGCGCACCAGGATGGGCTACGAAAGTGTGAACGGAGAATGGCAGCTGAAAGAGGTCGACGACGGCCTGTGGCCATTTTTCGAGTTCGTCCCGATCTGGAGCGTCTTCCCTGACCTGGCGGCCACGAA